ATTTTTGCCTTCGTAATTTAAATATTCTTTGCCTGTTTCATCATAAGCACGTTCTCTGATGTTAACTTTGCTAATATAACTTGCATCACTTGTGCGTTCTCTATCTATTTCCATGCCTGTAATATGCACGGCAATACGCGGAGCACTTGGTATTTTATTTTCACTGTTATCACGTATGATGTTTGCAACTTGGCGTGTAAGATCTCCGTATGTTACAGGGATTTGAGTTAAATTACCTTTGCCATCTTTAACAGAAAAGTTACTCATCAATCTTACCATTTGAGTTACATATCGTCTTACTTGGCCGTCATAAAAATGTTCCATTAATTATCTGCCTTTGGACGCAGTGCCTTTGAAAGACTCTGCTTCTCTTTAACTGTTTCGCCACCAATTTGTGATGTTGCTGGATTGTTAATAAATGTTGTTTTCTGTGTATTGCGAGTATCAGTATTTGAAAGATCAACTCTTATACCATCTTGTAGTTTGACCCAACGATTACCGTCATATTTAAATAATCGTTTTGGTGAAAAATCTGTTCGCATAAAATAATCTCCATCTTCTGGCACTGACGGAAAACTAATCCCCATACCATAAGGAGCACCGTTGTTACCTTCAACACCGAGCAAGTATCCTTGATATCCTGCCCTGTCAGGACGATCAGAAATCATGTCTGCACTAGTTCCGATATTACTTGCATCGATTTCACTAGCATCCGCTGTTTTAAGGGCAACAGTACCGTCATCATTTGTTGCAAGAGTATAATAATGTCCTATATCATAACCCGATTTAGGTGCATCTGCTTCTGCTTGTGCAACTACTGCATTATTAATTTGCATTTCTGTTTCGTATGTTGATAACATATCACGTAATGTATTATCGCTACCTTCTTCTGCAGGCAAATCAAGTATTTCTTTAAACTCTTGACTGTCAACAATCTGTTTTAATTTTAATCTATATAAATGCGGATACCAAGTAGGTGAAAAGCCTTCGCTTGCTCTGTTAACATCTTCAACAACATAAAACCGTTTAAGTGCAACAGCATGATCGTTAAGTGCATATTCGTCTTTTAAATGAGGAAGTTCAATTACATCACCTGATATAACTTTCCGCCCAAGTGTTTTTACACTGCTATTAATTGGAATAGTCATAAACAATGTATCATTACTTAAGAATAGTCCAAATTGACTCATGTCAAAATCAATATCTTGTACATTGTAAATACCACGCATTGTGTAAATGTCTGGATCATATTTTCGATCCCTGTTTTCTAAGAATAACATGTCTTGTATGTTAGTCTCCTTAACAGCATCGTAACGAGGTTGATCCGCAGTTGCGTCAGCAGTTTCCGGATTATTGGGGCCTAGATATTTGTGTACGTAAATGTCAGTTCCGCCCACAGTAAACATTTCATGGATTTGTCTATCCATAAAATGATAATCATTGCCCTTTTCTGGTTTGTATAAACTTATTCTTGGCATACACATATTTATCGAACGAGACGTCTAACGATAAATACTAATGGAGAGTATAACACATGGCAACATTAGCAACTAAAAAACAAGAAGTTTTCGACTACGTTTACGCACTATTGGGCGGAGGCATGGTAGACGTCGAATTGGATCCAATTCATTACGAAGTTGCTTTGAATAAAGCATTGTCAAGATTTAGACAACGTAGTGATAATTCAGTAGAAGAATCATATATGTTTATGCCTACAGTTGAAGATCAAAATACATATGTATTACCTGACAATGTAATTGAAGTTAGAAAAATATTTAGACGTTCAATTGGTTCACGCTCCGGTGGCGGAGACGGCGGCACATTGTTTGAACCATTTAACATGGCATACACTAACACATATTTGTTGTCAAGTTCAAACATGGGCGGACTAGCAACATACGATATGTTTAGTCAGTACCAAGAATTAGTAGGTCGTATGTTTGGTTCATACATTGAATTCAAATGGAATACGACTACAAAAGAATTAACGATGTTACAACGCCCGCGTACACAAGAAACACTATTATTGTTTGCATACAATTATAGATCAGATGAACAACTATTAATTGACTATCTTGCAAGCCATTGGATTAAAGAATACACTCTTGCAACATGTAAATTCATGTTAGGCGAAGCCCGTAGTAAATTTGCCCAAATTGCAGGACCACAAGGTGGATCAGCATTAAACGGTGATGCACTCAAAGCAGAAGCAACAGCCGAATTAGAAAAACTAGAACTAGAAGTTTCGCAACAAGTAGCAGGCGGCGCAGGATACGGTTTTTTAATTGGTTGACAAATCTTATGTTTGATAGTATTATAATACTATGCATTATGAGATTACACCTTTATTTTCAACACCTTTACTTAAATCACACATAGGACCACTAGATCCTATTACACTCGCTTGGCTTAAACGCCTAGACTATCCCAATAGTAGTGTTGCTCAATATGGTACTGAAGATCATTTACCAGCGTCAGAGCGTGGATTTGATATCCTTAACCAACCAAAATTATTAAACTTACAAACTTTAATTAAACAAGCAGTTGACCATTTTGCATACACAGTCTTAGATGTTATTAACGATGTAGAATTTAAACTTACTACTAGTTGGATTAATAAAATGAATACTGGTAGTGATATTGAATTACACAATCATGCTAATGCTGTAATTAGCGGCGTATATTATCCTGATGTAGGACCAACCAGTAACCCACTTACATTTAAAAAGAACAGACAACATTTAAATAGTTTTCCAGAACATGTACGTCCAGACACAAATCAAAACTGGAGTCAATATACTTCAGGAGAATGGACAGTAAAGCCTATCTCAGGGGACGTATTAATTTTCCCTAGTCATTTAGAACATACAGTTGCTCGTAGTTTAGATAAACAAGATAGATACAGTTTGGCTTTTAATTATTTTCCAAAAGGCTCACTAGGACAAAACTCAGTTAGGACAACTATATAATGAAATATCAAACAACTCCGTTATTTTCTATACCGTTATTTTATGCAAATTTAGGAACTATAGATCCTTTAACTATGGCATGGATAGAAAAATTGGATTATCCTGATGAAGCGGCTGGGCACGAACATACTGAAGACAAGTATATTTTAAACGCTCCTAAATTAGCAGGATTAAAAACACAGATACAAGAAGCATGTAATGTATTTGTAAAAGAAGAATTAAAAGTCAACGATGATGTTGTATTTGAATTACAGAATAGTTGGATTAATAAACACTCAAAAGGTGAGAGTAATAGTTTACATTGGCACAGTAATGCAATGTTAAGCGGAGTGTACTACATTAAAAATGAACCAGATGCTGGTGATATTGTTTTTAATAAATCACATTTATATACAAACTTATTTCATGATACTGTAAGAGTAAGTTTTTCAGAACCTGTGCAGTATAATACAAGTGAGTTCTATATCAGCCCTAGATCAGGAGACATAGTTATGTTTCCTAGTCATTTAGAACATCAAGTAACACCTAATCAAACAACAACACCTCGTTACAGTCTAGCATTTAATTTCTTTGCTAGAGGAACTGTAGGCGGCGGAACTTCGGAACTTAAAATATGATAATTGGAATATGTGGATTAATTAGTTGTGGTAAAGGAACTGTTGGAGACATTCTTGTAGAGCATCATAACTTTACAAAGATTAGTTTTGCAGATAAACTCAAAGACGGTGTTGCTACAGTCTTTGGTTGGGATCGTGCTATGTTAGAAGGCGATACAGTTGAAAGTAGAGACTGGCGCGAAATGCAAGATAATTTTTGGACAAAAGAAACAGGACGTACTATTACACCAAGGCTTGTATTACAAGAATTTGGTACTGACTGTATGCGTCATGGATTTGATGATAGCATATGGGTAAGTATGGTCAAGCAACAAATAATGAAACAACCTTCAAAAAACTATGTTATTCCAGATGTAAGATTTCCTAATGAAGCAAATATGATTAAAAGTATTCAAGGCGAAGTTTGGCGTGTAAGACGCGGACAAGATCCTGTATGGCTACGTATGTATCAAGACATTGGTGTTGAACCTAAAGAAGTACACGAAAGTGAATGGCGATGGGGTGCTGTTGATTTTAATAAAGTTATACATAATGACTTAGGAATAGAAGAACTTAAAAGTCAGGTAAAAGATTACCTTGTTTCCACCGAACACCTTGTTTCTGCATAATACGTTGACAGTTAGCACATATGGTTTTTATGTTAGTTATAGAACAATTATCTAAATTGCCATCTATGTGATACACATCAAATTGTTCTGTGTGATTACTTTTGTAATTGCACTTTTCGCAATGGTCTTTTTTAACATATCCACGTTGTTGCCATTTAGGAATACCGTGTTTGGAACCGTTGCGTAGACACGCCTCGCATTTCTTTCGATAGTATGTTTTACCGGCTTTTTTATAATTTATAGCCGCAGGTCTTAGTTTACATTCGCATAAAGGTCTCATATTGTATTTACCTCACCTTTTCGGTCCCTTTTTCTGGTGGCATTTGAGCCATGTTATTCTCATTTCACATAAATACTACGAACACTTTTATTAAGGAGAAACACAATGGCATTATCATCACCAGGTGTTGAGGTTAAAGTAATAGACGAAAGTTTTTACACGCCCAGCGAACCAGGCACCGTACCAATGATATTTGTTGCTACCGCTCAGGATAAACAAAATGGCGGTGGAACTGGTACAGCACCAGGGACAATGGCAACAAATGCAGGTAAACCTTTTTTGGTTACCTCACAAAGAGATTTAGTAGAAACATTCGGCGAACCAAAATTTTATACGGATACTAACAATAATCCGATACATGCAGGTGAACTTAATGAATATGGACTACATGCGGCTTACTCATTATTAGGCGTAAGCAATAGAGCATATGTTGTGAGAGCAGGAATTGATCTTGCAGGCTTAAAAGCATCAGCCTCGGCTCCAACAAGTAATCCAGCAAACGGAACATACTGGGTAGATACAGCAAGTACTATTTACGGTATTTTTGAATGGAATTCAGCGGCAGTAACTACAACTGGCGGCCAGTCATTTGGTTATAAGAAACCAACAGTGATTACCGATGTAACAAAATTAGTTGGCGGAATTGCTACAGGCGCACCAAAAACATCAGTAGGAGCAGTTGGCGACTATGCAGTAACAGCGGCAAGTACACTACACAAAACATACTACAAAAACGAAAGTGGTACATGGGTTGAAGTAGGATCAAGCGCATGGAAAGCAAGTTGGTCAGCAGTATCAGGTACGGCATCAGCAACAACAACTTCAGGTTTGAACTTTACTGTTAACACTGTTACAGTTACAGCAAACGCAACAGACGCAACAGCACTAGCGGCTGTAATTAACGGCTTGGGTATTTCAGGTGTTACTGCAACTGTTGAAGCGGCTAACGATATACTAAGATTACACTCAACAGGTGTTAACATAGTTTTAGCAGAAGGCACTGGTGCAATGGGCAACATGGGTCTTGTAGCAGGAACATATGCGGCACCAGCGATTAATATTGCCCCTCATACAAGTGTTCCCGAGTTTGGCGCAGGCGATACAACTCCACGTCCAACAGGAAGTGTTTGGGCAAAGACTACAACACCAAATAAAGGTGCTAAGTGGGCAGTTAAAGCATGGAATAGTGCAACAGCATTATGGGACACTAAAGATGTGTCAATCTTTGCAACTAACCAAGCGGCACTTGCAACACTTGATAAAACAGGCGGCGGAGCAAACCTAGCAACGTCAGCATTATATGTTAAATCAAATGACGGTGAAGCAACTGACTTAGTAGCAAACTTTAAAGTGTATAAGCGTAACTCAACTGGTGCAACAGCAATTACATCAAGTGCAGTTACAACACAAGCATCAAGTGGCAGTATTACATTTACACTTGCAGAATCAATTGTCGGAAGTGCGGCATTAGGTAGTGTAATAACAGTAACTGGTACAGCAACTGGCGCGGCGGCAGACGCAGATGTTATTGCAGGTGCAATTAATAATGCGGCAATGACTAACGTAAGTGCAAGTGTTGACAGTTCAAATAGAGTTGTAATTTCACACTCAAAAGGTGGTGATTTTAGAATTAAAGACACAAGTGGACATTTAGCAGAAATTGGGTTTAGTACAGCAGATACTACACACTTATATGCGGCTCCAGCAGGTGATACGGCTAGTGACTTTGTTGCTTCAAACTGGAAAGTATTGGCAGCAACTAACGGTTCAAGTGCTCCAACTGCATTAGCAGTAGATGGTACACTTTGGTATAATAGTATTGTTGACGAAGCAGACCTTATGATTCATAATGGTACTACTTGGGTAGGTTATCAAGATGCAACTAGTCCTTACTATGCAGTAAGTGCAGGTGATAAAACTGATCCAGCAGGACCAATTGTAAGTGCTACAAAACCAGTTGCGCTTACAGGACAATCAGATGGTACAGCATTGAAAGATGGTGACGTTTGGATTAACACTACAAATATTGACAAGTATCCAGAGATTTATCGCTGGTCACATGCCAAGCAAATTTGGAGTTTATTAGACTCAAGTGATCAAACAACAAGTGAAGGTGTACTATTTGGTGACGCACGTTGGTCAACATCAGGTGCTAACAGTTTAGAAGCAACGATTCCGGACTTACTAACAAGTAACTTCTTGGATGCAGATGCTCCGGATCCAGCACTATATCCAAAAGGTATGATACTGTTTAACACACGTAGAAGTGGATTTAATGTTAAGAAATTTGTACGCAATAGTATTGATGTTAACGCAGACAACAAACGTATGGCTGACGCGGCAATGCTTGCTTACTATCCACACAGATGGGTAACTGAGTCAGCAAATAATGTAGATGGATCAGGCAAATTTGGTCAATCAGCACAGCGAGCAGTTGTTGTACAATCAATGCAAGCAATGCTTAACAGCAACCAAGACATTCGTGATGATGAATCAAGAGTGTTTAACTTAATGGCAACACCAGGATATCCAGAATTAATTGGCGAAATGATTAGTCTAAATAACGATAGAGGCTTAACAGCATTTATTGTAGGCGACTCACCAGCAACACTAGATTCTAGTGCAACTTCAATTAATGAATGGGGAACAAATGTTAACCTAGCAGTTGAAGACAATGCTAATGGATTAACAAGTAGAGACGAATACTTAGGTGTTTACTATCCATGGGGCTTCACAAGTGATAATGCAGGTAACAACGTTGTTGTTCCGCCAAGTCACATGATGCTACGAACTATTGCACTAAGCGATAGATCG